TATATCTATTTCTTGGTAGATTTCTTTGCCCAGCATTAACAAAGTTTAGACCTGAAACAGAAAAAGATAGATTTGAAAGAATGGGCGAGTTCTATATGTCAGAATATAACAAAGAATGGAGAACAATATTAGAGGATGGTGTTGAGTATGATGAGACAGGAGATGGCACTATTCAAGTTGCTGAAAGAGAGCCTTTACATGGTTTTAGAAGATTGACTAGATAATGGCTTTAGATTTAAAGATTAAAACTAACGCACAACAAATATCCAAAAGATACAGCAGACTACAAAGTAAATTTCCAAGAATAATTGATAAAGGTTTATTACAAGCTGGTTTTCATTTATTAGATATAATTAGAACAAAGACAGCTAAAGGTATTGATTTTAGAGATGTACCATTTGCATCATATTCTGAGTCTTATAGAAAACAATTACAAAGAGAGGGAAAACCAATAAAAGTAGATTTATTTTATTCAGGTAGAATGTTGGGTGCTTTAACACCATCAGGAAGAACAATAAAAAAAACAGGTAAAGGTAAAATATCTGTTGGTTTTTCTAATGCACAAATGAGACAAAGAGCATTATTTAATCAAGTTTTAAATGAACCAAAAAGAGAATTTTTTGGCTTTAATGATAGAACAGAAAAGATTATAAGTAAGCAATTCAACAGATTTGTAGAAAAACAATTAAAGATGACTAGATTATGAGTGTACGAGAAAATATTGCATCAAACCTTTTATCAACAATATCAGGTATAAGTAGCCCAACAATTAAGAAAGCTACAAGACAACCTTTTCAATTAGACGAGTTATCAGACAAACAATATCCAGCAGTAATAGTACAAACATCTGAGGAAACAAGAGAAGATGCAGAATTAGGAAGTGGTGCTAAAACTAGAATTGGAACTATTGACTTTGCGATTCTTGGATTTGTTAAAGGTGCTGAAGTTAATATTGACACTAAAAGAA